TCATTTAAATCACTCATTTTTCCTCCTAATAGTATGCGGCTTTACGTTTTTTATACCAAGGTATTTCTTCATCTTCCTCGTCTGAATATAATCTCACAAACCCACCTTGTCTAAAACGAAGTAGAGCTTGTGTTGTTGAATCTACATAGTCATCATGGTCACCTGCAGGGAAAGCTGCGATTTCTTCTACCACTTCTTCTGCCCACCTACTTGGGGGCGCCCAAACAATACCCGATGCAAAAATATCTGTTACTGCGTTTACTCTCGCAATCTTATCATTTCCTCTACTTGGTGTAAACTCGGATACTGGAACCCCCATCGCTCTTAACTCAAATACAAGTGGCGCACCTGCAGCTTTTGCCTCTACAATTAACGCATCGGGTTTCCATTCTTGATACATATTATAAGTTGTTTCTTTTAATTCTGGAAATTCCATACGTTTTCTATACGCATCAAGTAAAATTATGTTTGATGTTTGCTTTCCTGTGTCTTCATCAGTGTGGTAAAACACCCCCCAAGTCGTACAAGCAGAATAGTCTGCTCTATTTGTCTTTAAAAATGCTGTATCCCACGATTGAATCACAAATTCACAAGGTGGTGGGCTATCACTTTCCCATAAGTTCCACCAATCGCGTTTAATTAACGCCCCTTCTTCAGAAGTTGGTGCTTGTTGATACTGTGCTTGCAATTTTGATAGTGGAAGTTGTGTTTTTAGTGCTGTTAATTCTTCTTTACTCCAAAATTCAGGCCACAAAGGTTTGTTTGATGGCATAATCGCGGGAAACTCAATAACTTCCCACTCATCTCCACCTCTTTGCGCACTTGCTTTGATAACTTGACCTGTCAAATCACGTTTTGACCACCTTGTCATTACAATGACAATAGCTCCCCCTGGCTGAAGTCTCTGTCTTGGGCCTGATGTGTACCAATCATATACTTTATCATAAACTTCAGGGTTTGTTTCAGCAATTACTGCTTCTTGTTCCGAGTGTGGGTCGTCAATAATTAACAAATCAGCACCTTTACCTGTTACAGCACCACCTACACCTATCGCGAAGTACTCTCCACCGTGATTTGTACTCCATCTACCCGCTGCTTTTGAGTCTGCTTGCAGTTGTACTTCATCAAATATGCCTGCAAACGCTTCACCACCTACCAAGTTTCTTACTTTTCTACCAAAACCCACTGCTAATTCTGCAGTGTGCGAAGTTTGAATCACTTTTTTACGAGGAAAACGCCCTAAAAACCATGCTGGTAACAAATAAGAAGCAAATTCACTCTTTGTATGTCGTGGTGGCATGTTAATTATGAGTCTTTTTGTCTCTCCTTCCGCTACCCGCTCAAATGCTTTAGCTATTTTTGCATGATGGCGACCTGAAATAAATTCGGGCCACATTTGTTTTACGAAAGATAAGAATCCTGTCTTTGATTTAACCTTGCTTCGATTATTAAACAGGTCAAGAAGGGCTATTTTTTCTTTTAGGGGGAGAGACTTTACGCTATCTAAATCAATATCTTCGATATTATCCATTAATCTTCAGTAGTCTCCCTAACTTCTTCAGTAAATTCAGCATCAGAAATATCTTCTGCTTCTTCTTCAAGTTCTAACACTTGCGCTTCAACAGTTTTCTCATGCATAAGTTCTTTAATTTTTTGCTCAAGTAGTCGATCCACTTCTTCTTCCTGATAGTTTTTATGAACAACTTCTTTTTTCTCAACAAAGAGTCCAACTTCCCCAACTTTACCTAGCAGTTCTAATGCGCGTAGCCTATTGCGACTATCTCCTGTATCAGCTTCAAGTAGTAATTTATTTACAACAAAGGTTCGTATTTCTTCTGGGTCATCTAGTGGGCTACTTTTTTCTTTTATAGTATTAGCTACTTCTACTCCACTCATAGAGCCTAAGTAATGTTTTTTGCACGCCTCTTCAAAATCAGAAACTATATTCTGACCTCTATCTAAAACTTCACTATATTCTTTTGATGAAAAACCCACATCTACATGTGGTATATGCACACTTCCTTCTGTCTCCAATATCGGCATGGGTTATCCCAAGTAATTATCCACTTATAAGTCGAAGTATAAAATATAATGTTAAAAAAGGCAAAGAGAAAAATATTATGATAGCTGCTACTCCACAAAGAAACATATGGAAAACAAACCCTAATTCTAGGAATCGCTCTATTTTATTTTTTACTCGTAGATACCTTCGTCTATTAAGCATTCGTCATAGATTTGTAAACCAATAGCATTGGGGTTCTCTAACATCCCTTCGTACTTTTCTGGTTTATTATATTTTAGATGCATTAATTCTACCACTCTTCTGTCTACTTCGTGAAGTACGTCTTGCTCAAATGGGGTGAGCATTCTATTTGTTTTTACCGAGGGTATCAAGTCATGGTTTCTAATATCTGCAAAGGTTACTGCTAGGTGATATATTTCTTCACACCGTTTATAGGGGTCTAGGTCATCCAACTTCCAAGCATGTGAATAGGTAAAATAAATCACAGCCCAGAATATAGCGGGTATAAAAAAT